GTTCCACACGGTTTGGGCGGTCATTAGGACATATCTCCCTTGCGCGACTTGCGCTCGACCGAGCCAGTCCAGCGCTCGATGAAGTCGGTGAACTCGCGCACGACCTCGGCCTCGACCCCTGGCTTCATGCGCTTGAAGACTCGATAGAGCGGCCACTTGCCGGGGATCTCGCGGTCGGTTTTCACCCATCCGCCGACGCGCTTCAACTTGAAGCCCTTTTCGATCAGCCGGCCGTAGAACGAGCCGCTGCGCCCAGTCACGCCCACGCGCTTGCCGACAAAGAGCCGCCGCTGCTTTGAGCCCAGCGGGATCACCGCGATGCTCGATGCGACCTTCTGGCGCGCCGTGCCAGGAGATATCTCGACCCCGCGCTTCAGGTACGGCCAGCGCCGGCCGCTGCCCTTGCGCGTGTACGCCTCGTCGGTTCTCGTTCTGAGCGACAGCACCTCGGAGCGCATCGCTTGCGCGACTTGCCCGAGTTGACGGTCGGCAAGCGTCTCGACGAGATCCTTCTGCACATCGGCCGTGAACTGCTTGAAGGCGCGCACGACAGCGTCGCCGCCCTCGATTTTCACCTGCGAGAGAAACTGCTGGCTCATAGCACCTCCCGCACGCGGAGCGTGATCGTCTGCTGTCGATCGTCAAACTCCATCTGACTTTCGATCTCGAACGTGCGGCCGAGGCTTTCCAGTCGGCTGGTGTTTGCGAAGAGCGTGCGCTCCTTCGCGCGAATCATCACCTCGTAAGTACGAGCGTTCGTGACGCGCTCACGCTCTACAGTTTCGGCCGCCGTCGTGCCCTTTAGATAGCCCCAAATGATCGTCCCGACTCCAAGGAATACAGGAACATTCTGTCCAAACTCATCGAGCGTCGTGGTGCGATTGAGCACCGTGAACGGCGTTCGCATGAGCCCCGAGCGGACGCGCCTCATGCCATCCTCGGGATAGAATACATACGAGCGAGAGCCTCGACCCCGTGCGGAACTTCCGAGAGGCTCACCTCCGAGCCCGTCTCGCGCGCGATGTCGTACCAGTACGCGACGGCCATGAGAACGGCCTGCCGGAGCGCCTGCGGGACGTTCGCCGCCGCCGCGCCGTAGCCGGCCGTGTAGCCGATCGTGACGCTCGCGAGGCCCGAGTAGAACCGCGTCGCCGGCCACGCTGAGATCGTCGAGGGGTCGATCACGATCGAGCCAGGGAGTCGCTGCGTCTCGACCGTGTAGGCCGATACCGATAGCGTCTGCGTCGATCCGCCCGTGTCCACATAGGCGACCGACGAGACCGCCGAGACCTTGCCGGCCGGCAGGATGATCTCGTAGTGCGCCGGGAAGCGATCGAGTTTCAGCGTGTAGGTGCGATTCACGAGCGGCCGATTGGCGAGCCCCTCGACGTAGTTCCGCGCCGCCACGATGAGGCTCGTGATGAGCGAATCTTCGTCCGAGTGCGTGATTCGCAGATGCGCCTTCGCTTCGGCAAGCGTGACGGGCTCGACGGCCGGGCTCGTGGCCTCGACGTTCGAGAGGTATGTCGCTCCGTCAACTGCCAGCATCGGGATCCTCCCTGGTCGCCTTGCGGAGCCGCACACGGCCGCGCTCGGGTGTCTCGATCACAGGCTCGTCGCGCTCGACCAGCCCCGCACGAATGTACCGCTCCGCGTCCGCGTCGGGAATCTCGCACCGCATCCCGGCCGACCATGAGCCCGAGATCGTCGCAAACGCCTTCAGAATGTGCACGCGCATGTGTCCTCCTAGTAAAAGAGGGCGAGCCTTGCGGCCCGCCCTCCTCGCCCATCAGTCAGTCAGGGTCAGGGATTCACCAGCGTGCGGAAGGCATCGGTGCGAGCGACCTTCGCATCGAGGCGCATCTCGCCCATGTAGCCGATCTGCCCGTTGCCCGCGTAAAGCTCGCGGAGCACCTGCACCTCCATGCCCGAACGCTCGGCCATGACAAAGTGCTGGAAGTCTCCGATCACCGCGAGGGTAGCCGAAGCCGTCGATCCGAAGGTCGTGGCGTAGGGGCTGCAATAGACCGGGATTCCGAGCAGACGAGCGGGCTCGCCGGCCTGGAACGACTCTTCCCAAAGGTACGGGATGGTGCCGCTGGTGGTCACGGCGTGCTTCAACTGGCGCACCTTCTTGAAGAAGGAGTCGTGAGCGACGATCGCGCAGGTCGGGCTCGTGCGGTACTTCTGCGGGAGACCGTAGACAAAGTCGATCAGTTCGTCGGCGGTCAGCGTGCCGGCGGTGCCGAGCGTGTCGCCGGCGGTGAGGCCTGCCTGCGTCAAGCCCTGCGGCTTGTTCGTGCCGTTGCCCTGCCAAAGAGCGTGCTCGATCGAGTGCGCGAACAACTGGCCGAGGCGGTTGGCGACGATCGACTCGATCGAGAAGTCGCCGCCGCGCGACGGAGCGTCCGCCACAAGTTCCTTCGAGACCTTGACCACGCGACGCAGCGCGTTGCCTGTGAAGGTCACGTTGGCGAAGGTCGGCGAGTATTCGCCCACCGCGCCACCTTCGCCGGCCCAGCCTTCAGTCGCGCCCGAGTCGAAGTCGCCCGAGGTGAAGTCCACCTCGAGCGTGAGGTTCGTCGTGAACGTGCCGACCGGGATGCGGCGGCAGAGGTTCAGGATCGTGGTCTCCTGCTGGATCGACTTCTGGAGCTGCGCGTAGAAGCCTTCGCTCGGCAGGAAGCCGCCGTCTGCACCAGTGCCAGCCGACAGAGCGCGGGTGTCGAAGGTCGGCGAGTAGCCGCGCTTCAGGTACTCCGCGAAGGTGTCGGCGTACTTGCCATCGGTCACGATGCCGCCGCGCTGCTGCACGGTAGCGACGGGAGCCTTGCGCTCCTCCACCACGACCACGCTGTGCGCGCCCTTGGCGGCGCGAGCATTCAGGTCGGCGACCATGTCACGACGAGCCATGAGCGCGTCGTACTGCTTGCTCTTCTCTTCGTACTGCTTCTGCATCTCGGCAGCGGCCTCTTCGGTCGCGTCCTCCATGCCAGCCACGAGTTCCTGCATCTCCGCGTAGAGCGCGCCCATCTTTTCGAGCAGCGCCTTGTAGTTGTCACCGTTCATCTTGGCCTCCTTGTTGCCTGTTCGGTGTTAGTTGCTCAAGACATGGATCAGCGACGAATCGTCGATCATGTTTCCGCCCACGCGGACGGATGCCCGGAGCACGACTTGTCCGGTGGCCGCAGCCACCTCGTTCAGACGCTCGACCTGCAATCCATCGCGGTGCATGGCGAGCACATAGTTGTCGAAGTTCACCAGGCAGCAGAGCAGTTCGCCCGATGCCGTGTGATTGAAGTGTGGTGAGATCACAACCGGACGGCCCAAGATCCGGCAGATGGATTCTGGAACCGACACATCAGGATCCTGCATCATCGAGAGATTCACGCTCGTACCAGCGATGAAGTCCTCGAATCCGGTCGTGCCAAAAATCCAAATGGCATTCCGAGACTCGAAGCCCGCATGACTGCGGTAGCCACCGCCATCGTCGTGTATTGAATGTTTTGATGCGCGCTAGATCCTCCGTCGATGATCTTCTGCGCGTCGGCGATCGCGTAGTTCGTGATGCCCTGGCACTCGCGACGATTCGCTGCCGTTGCGTTGACGGGACGGCCGATGATGATCTGGCGCTCGATCTCGCTCGTCAACTTCTTCCCGAGCAGATCGACGAGCATCGCCTCGACGCTCATGCTGCTCGATGCTTCCTCGATGAGTTCCTTCGATACCACGACATTCACGCCGATCTCGTGCAGCGTGATCGCCGCGCTCTCGTAGTTCGCCGAGTAGCCGCCCGGTGCCGCGCCCGATACGGTGAAGCGAGGCAGAGCAAACGTCGCGCCGGCGAGATCGGCGCGCGTGCCCTCCTCCTTGTAGGTGATTCGGTTCAGAGTTTCAGCCGACTCGGTGTAGCGGCTCGCCGTTAGCGTGTTGTTTGACACCGTCACCTTCTTGCATCGCTTGATGATGTAGTTGGTGTCGAAGCCGTCACCGATGATCTCGCTCCACGACTCTGGTGCGAGACCGCTTGAACCAGTCACGCCACGCTTCTCGTGGAGGAGTTGTGCATCGTCTGACGAGATACCCGCTGGGCCTCGCATGAGGTAGCGATAGAACGCTTGCCGCTGTGCCTGCCTCTGATCCATGCCTTGCATCCTCTCCGGTTTAGCCTCTACAGGTCAACGCTTGGGGCCAAGCCAGACGCGCCGACGCACGAGCGCCGGGGCCGGCTTCGCCGCCTCCCACAAGTCGAACGACCGCCGATCGACCACGAGATCGGTAGCCGGGTTCGCCGGGAATGTCACCGCCGAAACCTCGTGCAGTTCCACGTCCTCGATGATCCGGTGCACCTTGCCGTCGCGCTCCTCGAAGCGGTCGCCCTTGACGATGAAGCCAAAGGACATCGCCGAGACCACGCCCGAGCGCACCGCGATGCGCGCGTCGCGTCCCGCCTGGGTATCGATCGGCTCCAGTTCCACGAGCAGCCCGCGCTCGTCCTCGATCAGCCGGAGGCTGCCGGCCGTCGTGCGGCCGATAGGGAGGCTCGCGTCGTGGTTCCAGAGCGCGACCACGTCGGGCTTCTCCCGGAGCGTGCGCTCGAACGCGCCACGCGCGATGATCTCCTGCCCGTATCCAATCGGATACGCGCTCTCGGTCACGCTCGCGTAGCCGCGCAGAACCTCGCGCCCCGCCTCGACCTCGGCTCGTGCTTCCAGACGTTCACCGTATCGACGCTCCATCGTGACCTCCTGCGCCCTATCGAGGCGCTCCAGAATGCTCTCGGCGAACGTGCGGCCGGGGTCGCCGCCCCAGAGCGCCCACGCGATCCGCCCTGCCGATGGGAATCCGGGCTCGCCCGGCCCCCACCCCTGCCCCTGCTTGTCCACCTCGTGCCGTGCGAAGTAACTCGCCATCCGGCGCACGGTGTCCTCGGAGAGCGCGCGCCCACCCGCGATGTCACGCGCACGAGCCACCCCTACCTCCGTGCCACCTCGCCCGTGCTCGCGCCGCCACGCGAGGCCACGGTCGGCCTCCTCGCGCATCGCCTTCGTGGGCTCGTAGGAGTCAGCCACGGGCAAAGCGTCCTTTAGAATCGCGAGCCGCCGGCGCGTTAGTCGGCACGACCGGAGAAGACAAGGTGATCGCAGCGAACATCTCATCGATGATCGCAGAGGAGATCGCCGGGAATGCCGCCTTCGCAATAGCGATCGCGGTGTCCTTCGGGAGTTCTCCGGTCTGCACCTTGGCAGCGAGATCGACAAGCGAGGCCACCTGCGCGCCGTTCAGCGCCGTATTCGCGACGGGCTCGCCGGCAGCGACAGCATCGGTCGCGTCGGTCGGTTCTTCGGAATCCGTGACCAGAGCGAGCGCTGCCGGCTCACCAGTCGGC